TGATATTTATTTTGTTTTCATACACTTTAAATGATGTTTCTTGTTTTTTGTCTGGATAGATATATGCATTGGGAGTAGACGGTTCTGAAACGATATCAAAACATATCAATTCGAAGTCTTCTTGGACGATGGTTCCTTGGGAGCTTTCTTTCACTGTCCCTAAACCTCTGCTTGAAATCCCCAATTTGATTCCAGACTTAATAAGATCTTTTAAGATACCCCCAGAAGGAGTATCAAGAATTTTGATCTTGCCCATTACATCCTTTCCTTCCCACCACATATCGGTTACAACATGAGATACATTTCTCAAATTAATAACGGAATCATCTGGATGATCCAATTCCCCAAGAGCCCTGTTGTCTTTGATGACAGTTTGATAATTTTGTATTTCTTTTCTGAGAACATCGCAAGGATAAATTCTCCCATTTCCATTCTTCATTTCGCAGGTCTGCATTCGCCCTGAGAGATAGAGGGCCCCATTGGCAACTTCTCGTTTCTCTCGCTCTGTTAACAAATCCTGGCAGACACCGTCTTTGCACAATTCATAGAATTCTGTTAATAATTGTTTTGGCATATTATCCCCCGTAAGGCTCTGGTGGGACACCTTGGCTATCTTTGACGGCGGCATCCAACACTGCTTCGATTACTCTGCCCTTGGAATTAAGGAGACTTTCTTTTGTTATTCTGGAAAAATTGTTTGAAAATTGGGCTGCTAATTCTTCAGCTATAGCGTCAATTGCATCTTTGCGTGTTGCCTCATCCACAACGGATGGTGCGACTTGTTCTGCTTTGCTAGCAATCCCTTGAAGCATTCCAGCATGAGTCCCCCCATGGCTTTTTAGAGCCTTTTCCATATTTGTTTTGGGCATTTCGGCTTCCGGGGGTTGATGTTTGTCTTTTGAGACATACCAGTCTGATTGAGCGCCCGGACCTGCACCTGTGCCGATATTCATTTCTTTTCTTCTGGCACTGGATTTCTCATAATTCGAGCGCCAAGATTCTTTCATCACTTCCCTGATGTATTGTTCTAATAGTTTTTTAGTTATTTTCACTTTATAAGTTCCTTAAAAAAATGTGGGGGCGCAACCCCCACGATTCAACTTCCGCTACAGCAACGTCTTACTGGTTGAAGCATCCATTTCTTAGTCATGACCAACTCCTATATGGTTAATATTAATGCCTTCATCTTTTACGATCATTGATAGAAAGTAAGAGGTCCCGGCCGAGATACAGCCGCAAATAAACATATTCGCGATTGAATACTCGAAAGTAAATAGTTCGGTGAAACCATTTATCAAAAATAAGAAACATCCAACCCAAAAACCCAAACAAAGAGGGCAATGCCATAGGGTATTCCACTTTTTTGTATAGTCTTTCTTGGGACGAATGTCTTCAAATATCTTGCCGTATACCAACATAAAGGTCATGCCATATGCGGCAAGGATGAAATAGATTAGATCCACTTAGTCTCCATTATTTAATTATTTCGGGGGATGACAACCATGTATTGACCAGACCACTCTGAGGCTTTTTGACCTGCTTCTTCATTTAGAAAACTTCGCCAACTTTCCATTAATAATTTATCTTTTTTAAAACTTGAATAACTTTTGCTTTCATTCTTATCTTTGAATTTGCCTCCCAGTTTAAATTCCCCAGCCCTTTTATCTTCCGCATCCAGCTTGGCATTCCATCTACGTTGGAGTTTTGCCATGGACGTTAGGATATTTCTATTTTTCTTCGTGCCCTGCCCAAGAAGACTAATATGGGCATACCATGCCCACCGGTCCTTTGAGTCATCAAAAGTTGTTTTTTTCTGATTTATAAATTGCTGAAAGGCATATTTAAATTGTTCTTTCGTTAAAGGTGGATTTTTAAATGCCCCTTTTAAAAATTTTAGGATTCTCCATGAATCGGATATTCTTTGGCCACTATTCCAACCCAAAATACTCACCGACTTGTGTCCATCCTTGTCAATATTAATTTTAGCCCCAAAATCTTTTTATTCTTTTTCCATCATTGCATAATGCCTTTTATCACCAAAGGGGTCACTTGCAAAAGTTGTTGTCTTATCCCATGCTTTTTGTCCCATTGATTTTAGATCGCCCCAGAGGCCCTCAGATAATTCTTTCTCAACCATTTCCTCTAATATTTTCTTTGTTAATTTCATGATAATAATCTCCTAATATGTGTATTTGCCATATAAATAGGGCGCAAAAAGGCCACGTTGTAAAATTGATCCTTTCTTTTCTTCATGTGGAACCTCGCCAAGCTCTGTTGATTCTTCATCACTTGGGTCTGTGAAGTGGTCATCCATCATATCATCATGGGCCTCTTTGGATTTGAAGTATGGTCTTTCGGAGTCCATCCATTGGCTTACCTCATAGAGAGTTGCTTTAATAGGGTCAAGTTCGGTGGATTCGTGGATTTTGCCCTCAAGAGATCCATACACGCTGCCGCCTTGAATTGAATCAAAGGCAATAATGCCTTTCTTCTTTAAATGTTCTAAGAGCCGGTTCTCTGCACCATAAACAGATTCCGACATAAGATCTTTTGCAAAAGCAATGATCTTTTTCTTTTCGGGCATGATAACGATATCAATGTCCGAGTGGTCGAAGATCATAAGATCTCCGTTCAAAGCTCTTCGAAGCATCAGTTTGAATTCAACAATGCGTTTGTTCGGGTCGTTAACCCTGACTTTGATATTTGGTTCGCTTATCTTAACCTTAACGGAAGGTTCCTCGATTCTAACTTTTATTGCCATTCTTGGTCACCTCCGCAATAAGATCTTGGATGTAAAATACATCTTTGACCATCTCCTCAGAAATTGGAGTGGATTTAAAATTGTTAAGTTTGCTTAAAACTTGCTCTGTTTTGGCCAAAAAGGCCTCATTTTTAGCTATTTTTTCACTTTTGGCACATTCACCTAGGGTAGATTTAAGACGCGAAATTTCCTCGTTTAAGAACGATTTAAGGCCTAATCCATTATCTGAGAAAGAAACAATATAATTCATCAAAAGATCTTTTTGTTCTTTCCTTAGTGTTCTGCCGTAAGCATCATTGAATTTGTCTGTGAATGTCTTGTATGTAAGGTTGTCGATGTGCTTCATCTTGGGCTCTTTGATCTTCTCTGTGGTTAAGAGGCCGACGACTCTTGATTCGACAAGGAGTCTGTTCTTCGCCCTCAGCCCGTTATCTTGGAAGTATTGCCCGATTGAGGCTATGTCTTTATAGTTTGAAATAAAGTTTGCGAACACTTCGTTTGATAGGGCTTCGTTGATCTGTGTTATAAGCTTGGTCTGCTCGTTAAACACACGTTTTTTATCAATATTTTGGAAGTCCTTCTTGGTCTCCACCAGAAACCGCTGTGCAAATTCTTTTGACATCTTTTTACATTCGGTGACCGATCTGTATACATCAAGTTCAGCTTTGAGCGCAGACCCCTTTTTAAAGTTTTCTTTTATGATTTTAACAATTTTAGATTTTTTATTATATTGTTCTCTAACAACTGTTTTGGTTAGTTCTTTGATAAGACATTCATAAAGAAAAGCGGTATTTCTTTTCTTATTGTGTTTCATGATCTTCCTTCTCCATTTTTAATAGGCCTTCAAGCAACTTGTTTATTTCGTGCTTTGTATTAAATAGTTTGTTTTCCTCAAGTTGGTCTACTTCGGTTATCCCTTTTGACAATTGTCTTAATTCGGATGCCCCCATCCACATACTCCGTGAAGTATTGCCGTATTCTCCGGTGGCTCGATTCTTAAAATGCTTCTTTCTGCCACCTTTATCATAAGTGCTCTGATGGCTCTTATATTTGCCTCGTTTGTATTTGGGATCATCGTCTCGCTTTGCTGGTGGCTCTGCCAAGAGGACATCATCTTCATCATCACCTCCTGCTGCTTCATCGCCGCCGAGGTCAAGGTCTTCTCCTCCGAGATCGCCACCTAAGTCGCCACCTAAGTCGTCCCCAAGGTCACCGCCTAAACCTCCACCTTCTTCACCACCGCCTTCAAGTTGGGCTGTGAGTTTCATATCATAGAACATCTCTCTTTGGTTTCTAATAAATTCTTCTTCTGAAATTCCAAGCATGTGTTCTGCAACCCAACGCTTTGAGAAATAACCTTCTGTGGCTGCGCTTGCTGCTTCGAATTTGGTTTTCCAATGCTCAAGCTCTTGTAGCTCTGCGATCTTGGATGGGTTATTGAGATGAAGCGAGAACGAAAGAAGATCGTCGCCTCTGAATCCAAGAGTAAAAAGGTGGATAATTCCAATCTTTTCAAGCTCAGAGATGATAACACGCTGTAGTCTTTGGATGGTTCTTGAGAAACGAATATCCTTTTGAGCTAGTGTGGTCTTGTCTTCCATTGCACCCTCTCCCATCGTGAGATATGCTTGCGGAATCTTGATTGCTGCGAAGAGTTTGTCCTTAAGATATTTAACATCTTCAACTGTTCCGGTGAACTGGCCACCGGGGAGGTTTGTAATCTCGGTTGAAGACCCTCCACGAACAGGAATAAAATAATCCTCTTCAATTGATAGAGGATTATAACGCAGGTCCACGCGACCTGTGCTAGGATCAACAACCTGATGGCGCTTCATCTGAGTCATAACCTTTTGCATGTATTGCTCTACGTCTTGAGGGGCGATATTTCCAACATCAATCTTGAACACTCGTCGCTCTGGCGATCTAACAATACGATAGGCCATCATAGCATCTTCAAGAAGTGTCAATTGTCTCCAAATACGTCGAGCAGGTTCAAGAACGGATGTACCATAAGGAACATTCTTATCATTGCCAAGAACCCGGAAATGGGCCATTTGCCAGTTCTCAAGGGTTAGGCCACCAGAGTTCCACTGATATTGTACATAATTTGGATTGCTCTCGTCTTCTCCCTCAAGTCTTTCAACTTCTTGAGATGGTAGACCAATGACGTTCTTGATGCCAGCGCCTTCGTCGATATCGAGATATAAGAATAAATCTCCGTACTTGCACATGGTCCGAGACCACCCAAACAAGTTGTGGTTGATATTGAGAATATTAAAATATAATGAATCTAATATCGACTTGATCTCGTCGTTAGGGCACTTAATTTGCAACATTGGGTTCAAACTTGAATGAGTTGTCATTTCGTCTGCATATATGTCGAGAGCAGAAGCAATGATTGGTTCGTACTCCATCTGATCAAAATCAACATAACGCTCTGACCGGTTTCGGTTGGAGATCATATTAACAGTCATTACATTCATAGGGTTGTATTCAGTCTTCTTAAACTGTTTACCTGATGCAGACTTAAACCTGCTGGCATACATATCTAAATGTCTTCTTCTAATCTGTCTCCCGGTCTGGGTTCTCCTGTTAACTATGGGCCCTGAGAATAGTTTTGTAAGCGACTTAAACAAGCCACTTGTCTCATTATACGGGTTGTTCCCTTTTCTGATTTTCTTAGCCATATTATATTATCCTTTGTAAATCCATAAAAAATCTTTCGTTTCTTGTATCTTATCAGCATACTTCTCATTATGAGTTTGAGAAAAGCCATCCATTCCTTTAATGGTTGTGTTTATTTTTGTTGTGTTCATATACATTGAATTCATCATTGCTTTTTTATACTCTTGCTCTTTCTCGTTAACTTGTAATGCTGTATCTCTAACCCAACAAGCAATTGCTAATGACATAACTAGGTCGTCGTTGTAGCTTCTCATTGCTTGAGGTTTACCATTTTGCCAAATAAACGTCTTGAATTCATGATAAGACCTACTAGAATAGGTTTTTATCAATTTGTTTCTAATGAATTCTTCAAGTTTTGCCACTATTAAAGGTCTCGTCTTTGTCGATGTTGTGAATCCTGCTATTGCATTATTCATTCTTTCCCCTTGGATCTGGGTTACAAACTCATGGGTCGCCTTGACAGAATAATATAGATTAGGATATCCCAAAGTAACTAGTTTTTCCAATATTGATATACCAATACCGTTGTTTTCGACAACCAAAAGACAATCACCGTATTCAGAACCAGCGGAATAAAGCATCTGAGAATACATGTCAAGGTTGGGTTTGCCTTGGTATTCTGCTATTACCTCCATGGTCTCTAATTTTATTATATGGAACACTGAGTTGTCTGCTCCGTCTCCACGAGCGACATCAGCCACAAGCAAATATGAGTTTCCTTCTTGGTATTTCTCCCAGATCCAAAAGTTTCTATCGTGGCCTGTTCTATAGTCTGGTTCCTTTATAAGCTTGTTTAACCAAGTCAAATCCTCTGGGTGGACCACGGTGTCACCAGAAGTGTTGAAGTTACAAAGAAGCTCTTGAGCGACTTGACGCTTTGACATGTTCTTGGTCTCACGCTCAAACCACTCTGGGTCTCTTTCAGGATGTACATCCCACATAAGATCTATTGGATTAAACTCGTTTTCCCCGTCAATTGCATTAATATACGTCTTATGGAACCAGTTACCAGTACCTTTAGGTGTAGACAGTGCTATACAGCGACCACCAGTTGCAAGAGTAGAGTAAACCGCAGTCCATATATCTGTCATCTTTTCAATGTGTGCTGCCTCGTCCACTACGAGTAACGATAGCGCTTCTGAGCGACCAGCGTCCTCTGACGTTGGTACAGCTTTAATAATAGATCCGTTAGACAATTCAAACGAAGTCCTGTTGTCAATTGAGATCGTTGAGACTTTCATCCAATCCGGAAGATTCTTCATTATACTTTTTACTTTTTTTACAAGATTGGACGCTGTTGAGAACTTGGTGGCCAAGACAACGATATTTTTCTCTTTATGAAACAACATAAACCAAACACAATAGGCAGCGGTGATTGTAGAAATCCCCAACTGCCTTGCTTTTAATATTATATTAAAGCGAAAATCATTATAATTGTCTAATAAGTCGTCTTGATAAGGGTAAGTTTTAAATTGGATTAGCCCTCTCATCGGGTGGCTAATACGACAATAATTGTTTATAAAATAACTTGAATTTTTACCTGACTTAATAATTTCTTTGATTATGTCTTGTTTCGAAAGCCGAAATCCACTCATTTTTTCCTTGTATCATTTTGCGGTCTTTTGTTATTATTGTTGAGATCTAAAAATTTTCTAAATGAATCCTCGATCTTTCTGTTCTCCGAACCAACACCGGTATCAGGATCAACCTTCACTCCAGAAATATTGAAATACTGATATGCTTGAACAAAGTTACGAACTCTAGAAACTGAGGATGCTAGAATTTGAATATCACCTTCTTTTGATAAAGATACAGAATTACCAGTAATTGATTTATACTCTTTTTGAAGAAACTTTTTAACCTCGTTTATCATTCGAGACATTTCGTCCTCAAACCCACCACCGTAAATATCTTTTAACATGATATCAGCTTGATAATGAATGCAAATTTGATTTCCCGTGAACCTGACCTTAAAGCCATCATTCACCCTTTGGTCCATTATAGGGCAACCTTCTTCTCTTTTGAGGCCAACCTTCTTTGCCTCACCATCACGAACAAAACGCTCATCGTGAGCACCGTCATAAGCATTTGCGGCTGCTTGAGCAAGTCCTTGAATTATTTCTAAAATGTTTGATTTAGCCATTGTTGGGTCTCCATCCTTTGTTCCATCTCTCTTCACGATCTTCAACCCATTGAATATAACATTTCTCGCAACATTCAAACTTTGACATATAAACATCGTCGTTTGACTTGAAAGAGTATGTATTACAAACCGGACAAGAACGCTTCGATTCTCTTTTAAGTAGTTTCTTCGATATAAAAACTCCATTTATCTGCTCTTCATCTATGTGGGAAGACGATGAGTTTTTATAAACCTTATTCAACTGCTCAAGGTATTCTTTTTCCTTCTCGTCTGTCCAGCTAGCTTTTGGATTCTGAACTGCTTCTGCACCGTATTTTTCGGCTATGGCATTTTCTATCTTAATGGCATAGTCTGGGTCTCTATTTTTCATTGGGACTCCTGTTTCTTCCTATAATCCAAAATGGCCGCTTTGATCGCATCTTCAGCCAAAACAGAACAATGTATTTTTACAGGAGGCAGATCCAACTCTTTGGCTATGTCAGAATTGCTGATTTGTTCTGCATCTTTGATATTCCTGCCTTTGACCAAAGTGGTAACCAAGGAGCTTGATGCAATGGCAGAACCACAGCCAAATGTCTTAAACTTGGCATCCTCAATAATTCCATTGTCATTGATTTTTAGCTGAAGCTTCATCACATCACCACAAGCCGGAGCACCAACAAGGCCCGTTCCAACTTGAGGATCGCTTTTATCCAAAGAACCAATGTTTCGTGGGTTTTCAAAATGATCGATTAATTTTTCGCTATATGCCATGGTTTTCTCCTAAATAAAATTTACACTCTTACCACACCCACATGGTTGTTTTGCTTGTGGGTTATCAATATAAAATCCTGACTCCATCATGGAATCCCTCCAGTCAATTGTTGAATTTTTTAGTTGCTCGATATGTTTGGTACTCACATAAATATTTATTTTATAATTTTCATCGCCAACATCATAAACTATATCATCAAGCTGGTTGTTTCTTTCAAATTCAATAACATATTTATACCCTGAACAGCCGCCTCCCGACAAACCAAAACGAAGACCATCACCCACACATTCATATTCTCTCTGGAGTCTTTTCAAATTTTTTAAAGCCAACGGAGACACCTTTATCATGCTAATTTTCATTTCACTGCATGCATAATTGCGATGGACGCACCAACCCCGGCAATAAAGCCGCCACTAAGCCACCACATATTTCTATTTGGCTTTACGAGTTTGTTAAGTCTGTCAATCTCGTCTTCATTGATCGACATTAAGTCCTTTGTATAATCATCAGCAGCTTCGCACTTGGCAGAGAGAAGATTAAAATTGTACTTTTCTTTTTGAATTGCTCTATTCTTGTGAAATTCAATTTCAATATTACACTGCTCTGCCTTAAAGCGGTTCTCAACAATTAGTTTTGACACAGCAGCATCATTAAACAGCCTGCCTTCGAAAGGTGCCTTTTGGCCTTGGTTTAATTTTGTAAATTTTGGTTTTTGCTCGAATGCGTAAGCTGCATTCGACCATGCGATTAAAAATCCTAATAAAAAATATTTCATTTACTCTCCGTTGAAAATGTTTGTAATTTCTTCTTTAATCATTTCTACAATGTCATTTTTTGTCATAATTTCTGCAATGTCTTTCCTGATGTGACCTTTTTTTATTTGGTCAGCAATCCACTCTTGCTCTTCGTCTGCAAGCCTCTTTATCATATTATAGAGCCAAGGGGCTTTTAAATCCTTATCACTAAAGTTCGATTTCGGCCCTTGGGGTTTGACCTTTGGTAGTTGAATTCCGGGTCCTGCTGGTTGTTTTGCTTCTCGGTCCCATTGCTTTCTGCCACCGAAGGTGCCTACTACTTCTACCTCTTGCTCTTCTTCCTCTTGAGGATCAACCCATTCGCCTGTTTCATCGTCCCAGTATCCTTCACCTGTTGCCTCTTCGATCATTTGTTCTAATAATTTCTTTGTTAATTTCATGTTTTTTTAATCCCCAATTCTGCTTCTAAGATTCTATCGATCTCATTTGGATCGTTTTTCACTTCCCTAACTAGCTTCTTTATATCTTCTTTCTTAATTCTTGTTATATTAAGCTTATCTTTTTCGTATTGCTCTTCGATCTTTCTCACAGCTTCACTATAATTCTTCTCGGCTTCTTCTCTCTTCTTGATTTCCAACTCATGCGCTCGTTCAATCGCTTCTTTTTCTCTCTTATACTGCTTTCTTGCCAATTCAGCTTGCACCAGCATCCCTCTTGCGCTCTTCTTGCCCAATATATAAACAACTATAAACGCAACAAAAGCAACCAGCCAGCGCCAATGCTGCCGACAAAAAATTGCTGCTATCTTAAGGTGTTTTAAAAACGTAAGCCAAATCATTTTTTCTCGCGCTGCCACTCTTCAAAAAGGTATTCTTCCACAAATTTCAAAATTTGTCTCTTCCTTTCGCCTGAGTTAAGGTCATCTTTCGCAAGCATAAAAGCGTTAAGAGCAGCCTCAAGTTGTACTTCGTGT